TTCGATAGCTTCTTCTGTGATTGCAAACGCTAATGCGATTGTTTCGTTAGTGTAACGTGCTGTGAAAGTTTCTTGTGCATCATCAAACTGAACGCCTTGGCCTTCAGGTTTAACTGTTGCATTCGCAAAACCAGATAACATTACTTCTTCTTCGAAAGCTCTGTCAGATGATTCTGTGTCAAAAATTTCAGCATGCTCGTTAGCATACGATTTGTACTCAAGTCCGAATAGTGCATTCAAACCTGGTTCTAGTTCTTTAACTAGTTGTGCTCTTGATATTGCCATGTTTTTATTCTCCTATTCGTTATTAATTGTACAATGCTGAGGCTGGTTGAATAACAACGATAACTTGGCAACCTGCAGTTAGCAGATCGTCTTGTTCTTCGATGTTAGCATTTCTTACCAATCTAAACATTCCATTTGTTGCACTTGCCCCAACTGTTGCAACGTTAAGCGTAATTCTAGACAGTCCGTCTAGCGCGTCAGCGTCAACTTCATCATTTGGGTTAAAGAAGTTAGTACTATTAAGCAATGCTTGAGCTGCTGCGGCAGAGCCGGCAAGAGCTGCATCTAATCTAACACTATATTCTTGTGCAGGGTTAGTATTTGCAAAAGCTGTAATATTATCACTTCCTGTATTGTAGTCTTTACTAGTAACTGTACCAGCAACTATTGAGTTAGCAAATGTTGGTTTTCCAGTAGAGTCTATATAAAAGCCTCCGTTGAAAACACCTACTATGTCTCCTGTTGCGCCTACGTTATTAGCCCATGCGCTTCCGCCTACTACTCCATCATCCATCGTTGCTTGCGCAGCGTTTTGTAGGAATCCTTGGTTACCTGCAGATTGTATATTTACAGGTGAACCTTTGAAAGTAGATTTGCCGGGAGCAGTTTGGATTTGAAATTCAGATTGGCCACCTGTAGCTGGAGTATTTCCAACTGTAGGAGCTTGTCTAAATCCAAAACCTTTTCTATCCGTTTGTAGCATATTTATTTCCTTTATTATGTACCTGTCCTTGCGGACCTCCAGTACGGGTTATATTTTATTTTTGTTGGACTTAGAAATTACTAAATAATTATTTCTTTGTACCACCAAAAGTTACACGAGTTTGCCTTTCACTATTGATTGGCATACTTGGGTGCTGGTCCTTCAAAAGATCGTTGTTGATAGCATCATCTTTGTCTTTAGTCTGCTGATCATAATAAGCTTCAATTTGCTTTGCGATCTCTTCTGGTATCTTAGCCAGCAATAAGCCTCCTACTCCAATAACTCCCGCATACTTACCTGTAGTTTCGACTGGAAAATCTTGATCTGGATAATCTTCAGCTCTCACTAATTCATATCCTTCTCTTAAAGACGCTGCTACGTTTTTCGTATCGTTGAATCCCATAGTTTCAGCTCTAATCCATCTATGTCTATACCCTATAGGTGGTTCGGGCGCATCGAGTGATGAGGGTGGAGTCCAAGTTTTTGTAGCTGTTGTTTTAGCTCTTGTTTGACTCGCACGTGAGGTTTTTATATCTTCGTTTTTCATTTTATGCTCCTTCCGTGATTTTTAATTGTTTTGCATAATCTTCTAATGGCACGCCTAATCTTTTAGCAATTGCTACCTGTGATGGCGAGAGTTTCACAGTTTTATTTTTGCGTCCTGTTGAGCTCGAACGTCTAGCTGAAGCTACATTTTGAACTGGTTTAGCTCTTTCTGTAGTTGAACTGTCTATATTATCAAATTTGTGGGGGAATTCAAGTCTTATTCTTGAGTCCACTTCTTGATAATATTCATCAGATTGAGGGTCATATCCTTCTTCTTCTACAAGTCTTTTATGTAAATCAAAGGCTGTATGAGTCATTGCTGAATCTTGTCCAAACCAAGTATTTTTAGAAGCCCAATTTTCCGCTTTAGGGTCAGATTGTGCTCTTCTTGGAGTTGGTGCTTGATACACAGGTTTTTCTCTTTTAGGTGCTTCTTCATTAAGTGTTTTTAAAGCTCCTAGTCTTGATGCGTCTTGTGCAAGTCTAGCAATACTTTCTTGTGCTGCAACTTGACCATCAACATCTCCTGCTTCAATAGATACTTTTAATGCTTGTCTTGCAGCATCCATATTAGTAGTAACTCTTGATTCAAATTCTTTAACATAAGACTTATCTAAAGTAGAAAGTTTAGTTTCTAATTTATCTTTTTCTGCCTTAGTCATTTGAGCAAAATGAACAGCTTCTTCTCTTTGTCTTTCAGCTTCTCTCATTTTACGAGTTAACTTAGCAATACGTTTTTGAACGCCATCACTATAATCTTGTAACTCATCTTTATCTTCAGATTTAACTTTTACTTCTCTTTCGTTTTCAAAAGTTTTATCTTCAGGTACTTGTTCTACTTCAATTGTTTCTTCTACAGCTTCCTCTTGTTTTACCGGTTCTCCTTTATCATCAAAATCAATATCAGCGCCGACTGTTTCACCAACGTTAACTAATTCTTCAGATGCTTTTTTTTGTTCTTCTGGCATAGTTTCCTTCCTATGTTAAATTAAATGAAGAATAGATTCAGGATTTTCTACAGTTCCTAAAACTTCATCATCGTTAAGTAATCGCACTTCTCCGCCTTCAATTGGTAATCTTGATCCCGCATAACGAGCAAAAATTACCCAATCTCCTTTTTTGCACCAAGGCTCACCAAATTTATCTTTATCCTTGTATGCTAAATCTCCCATCTTTAAAACATAACCACATGTTGTTGCGATCCTTGCTTTGTCTAAAGATTCTTGGGAAAATAAAATTCCACCTTTTGTTTTTTCTTTTGGTGTAAAAGGTAAAACTAAAATTCTATAACCAACAGGTGTTGGCAACTGATCTACAGTTTCTGTTTTTAAATTGTCTGGATGTAAAGGCTCTTTGGCCTCTCCCATATTTCTAACTTCTTCTTTATTTTCTTCTTCGTATTTTTCTTGAAGTGCTAGTTTAATTTTGGGTGTTTCTGTCTTTACCGTTTCCGATGTCGATAACGTTTCCTTGCTCATCTTTTTGCTCCTTAGGTTTTAGCAGGTTAGAGATTTCCTGTAATGTTAATTGTATAGCGTGTGCTTGTCCTACTGCATAACGGTATTTTTCCATATTGTCAACCCCACCCGCTAGAATTGAATCACCTATACTCTGTAGTCTTTCAGCTAAAGTTTTTTGCAGTTTACTTATTATTGTCATGTCGTCCATTTTCTCTCCTTACAGTTTAAATTGTTGCAGTACTGTTAACTTTTCTTCAGCAGTTGCAATCTTTTCTATTAACTTATCTACTTCATCTATGTGTTGTGGATGTTCTCCAATACCTACAGAATTTTCTAAGTAAATTTTAAGTGTTGCATCGGCTTCTGATATTTGTGCGTTATATCTATCTTCTAGTGCTGTTAGTATTGCTTCTCTCATTTTTTAGCCACCTTATCTTTGTTAGGACCTTTTTTAATTATATAGTCTTGTGTTCCATGAGCTCCTGAATTTACTTCTTTTTTTAAAAGTCTAAACAGACTCATTTCTTTGATTTTCTTATAGTTGTTTTTTAGAAAAGTTTCAAGAACTTTAGTATCTCTCATCTAACACTTCCAACGTCTTCTAGCTTGTCTAATTCTAGAATTAGGATCGTTTTGTGTTTTAGTTGATGAGTTTCTTAATTGTCCGGCTGATCTTGCACAATATGACTTACGTCTTTTTGCAGATTTTGATCCAGCCTTAACTTCTCCAGTTACTGCTGTTTTTAATTTTGATCCAGGATTAGCTGCTCTATATGCTTTAACACCTTTATTAGTCATTCCCGCACCAGACTTAGTAGATCTATAATTAGCGCCAGGACCTTTAGTAGTTTTTCTAATTGTACCACCCTCTTTAAAACCTGGAGCGTCAATCATTTTACCGTAATATTTTACTAAACTAGGATTGGATACTTTTGTACCGCCTAAATTACCTTTAATATAACTTCCGTCATATTTTGTATTAGGCATTTTCATAATTTAAATATGAATTGTTTTACAGACCTTACATACTTTAACATCGTTTCGTACATTTGCTACTGATATTACATTTTCATCATCGCATTTGCATCTTTTGCCAAATAGTTTGTCTATTATTTTATTCCAAAGTTTTTTCATTATTTTTTATCTACAATTTTAGATACTGCTTTATTGGTATCAGAAAGTTTAACTTTAGTTCTAACGCTTAGTTTACCTTTTGTATCTAAAGATTCCATAACTTTATCTTTTGTTTTAACTACACTATCTTGAACATCTCTTTTCTTTTTTAAATTTTTTCCAACTTTAACAGATTTAATAGTGTCATAGGCTTTCTTGCCTTTTTTTAACAATCCAAATCCTCTTAAAGCTATTCCAACTACACCCATTACTTTTTAAATCCTTTTAATGTTTTAGCAAATCTAGCACGTTGACCCATTTTGCCTGGTGCCTTAGCTGCTTTGTTTAACATCTTAGCAGGAATCTTTTTACCTTTTTTAATACCTAAAGATTTTCTTAAAGATCCTGGTTTCTTAATTGCTTTTTTAATATCTAAAGCCATTAACAAATATAAGTTTTTTTATTTCTTCCAGGCATAACTTTACCTTGGCCTCTACCAGAAACTGTAACCATTCCACCATTAGCATAGCCTGCAATTTCTCTTACAACTCTTTTCTTTTCGTCTTTAAGATTTCTTTTACCTTTTTTAGTGTAAGCTTTTTCTGAATCAACTCTTCCAAGTTCTTCAAGTCTATTCATTCTAGATGAATTCATTACTTGCTAGCTCCTCTAGATTCGTCTCTTCTAGATTTATAACTTTGTGATTTAGTAGATTCTTTTCCTCTTCTTGATCCTAAAGACTCATCTAGTCTATCATTAGCACCTTGTTTTTTTGAAGATTTTCCGTATGGAAATCTAACATTTGATCTTACGCCATTTTGTCTCATAATATTTTCTCCGTTGTTACTTTCCTTTTATCAGATGTGTCGCCTTAAGTCCATAGACGGATGCGATGACACCGACAAAAATTGTTTGATACCATAGTGGTAAATTTCCAAAGTGCATAAAGAATAACTCCATTTTCTCCATATGTACAGGATTATCTGACCAGACTGACCATCCCAGCATTACGATCGGGACCGAAAGTAAAAGCAAAATAAATTCGTCTTTCCAATCTGAGTTTCTTGATTCTAAAAGTTGACCTTGGTAAGCTTCTTCACCACGAGCCATTTTTGATGCGTGCATAAGCTGTGCATCTGACATAGCCATCTTCGTCTTCTGCTTGTTAGCGTAAATTTTACTTCCAGCGGAAACGGCTAATTTGAGTGCCGAGATCCACATGTTAGTACCAAGTAGCCTTAACAGGTTTTTTGTCAGCTCTCATTCTTCTAGTTCCTCTAACGGTCACAGTTTGTGATTCGTATATATTTGGAACTTGACTAGTGATATCGATGCCACCAGTTTGATAACCATCTTTGCCAACACCTAACTCTTTAGTAATTTTAGGGTCTTTAGCTTTTTTTATCATAATTTTCTCCTTAATAATTGATTATACTTAATTTTTCTTAAAGTTTCTACCAAAATCGTTCCGTTTGCTTTGATCAGCCATTTGTTGTCTCTCTAAAGCGGCATCACTTGACATAACTTGTTTAGTAAGCGAAGTATCAGCTCTTAATTCAGCTAATTCTTCGTTTTGTTCTTGTTTATCTTCGAACTGAGCTTGGTTTTGCATAGCTCTCATAGTATCTAAGCTAATTC